GCAACCAGTCAATTGATGTATTCGTGGTCTGCATCGCCCATCGCAGGTTTTGGTTGACTGTGACGTTGCTGCTCAACCTCGCATCATCCAGTGTGCCGCTAGTAATTTCATTGGCTGCGTGTGTGTGGCTCGTCGCAGCCGCCCCGATGTTCGCTGGAGTAATCGCATCGCTGCCGCCAGCCGCGTGCGACGCCGCGTGGCCCGTGACGTTGGCAATGATTGACCATGCGTAGCCGTCCCATTCATAGAGCCTGCCGCCCTCGCTCCACTGGTTGCCCACCGCTGGGGATGCTGGAAAACTCATGCGTAGGCACCCCCGTCAACGGCATCCACGATGCCTCCAATGGTTCCGATTTCAGCGTAGACGCTATCGGCGGCTACCCATCGGTAAAGGCGGCCGGCGGCCGTAAGGTAAATCGTGCTCGAGCTGCCCGTGGCCGGGAACGAGGACGTGGCCGCATAGGTTGCGACTGACGATGCTCCGGCGGACGGCGTTGCCGGTGCCCATGCCGACCCGCTCCACGTCGCCACCTGGCCGGTCGTGGCCGAGGATTGCGTGAGAGCGGAAAGCGGATGCGTATGCGATGCCGCCGCGAAGTCGCTCGAGGCCGCGCTGGCCGCCGTGCCGAGGGTCGGCTTGCCAGACAAGTCGGCGTAGGCGTTGCTCGTGGCGACGGCCGACAGGCCGGTGATGGTCGATGCGGCTTGCGTCCCCGTATGGTTGGCCCGCTGAACGGCCGCCGCCTGGGCCGCCGCGGCCTTGCTCGTGGCGTCCGTCGCCGCGGCCGCGGCTACGGCCGTGTCGGCCGCGGCCTGGGCCGTACTGACCGGCTTCGATGCGTCTGCCGTGTTGTCTACGCTCCCGAGGCCCACCATGCTCTTGGTGATCCCGCCCACCGTCCCGGTGAATGTCGGGCTGGCGAGCGGGGCCTTGGCCGCCAATGCGTTGGTGACGGTCGCGGAGAAATTCGCGTCGTCCCCGAGGGCGGTCGCCAGCTCGCGGAGCGTGTCGAGGCTCGCGGGGGAGGCCGCCACAACGGCCGCCACTGCCGCCGTCACGTCGGACGGCGTAGCCTTGGCGTCAAGGGCCGTCTGTAGCCCCGTGATCGTGGATATGGCTTGGTTGTGTGCAAGCGGCGCGCGGGCATCCGCGAGCCGGGCGTCCGTCGTCAGGACCGCCGAGGCCGGGAGCCGGGCCGCGTCCAACGTGCCGCTGGTCAGCAGGCTCGCGTTGGTCGTCGGCGGGGCCGCCGCGACAACGGCCGCCGAGAAGTCGCTGATGGTTGCGGCGAGCTGCGTCCCCGTGTGGTTCGCCCGCTGGATCGCGAAAGCTTTGGCCGCGTTGTCCTTGCTCGTGGCATCGGCGGCCGCCGCGGATGCTACGGCCGCGTCTGCGGCCGCCTGGGCGGTCGATACGGGCTTGTCGGCATCGGCCGTGTTGTTGACCGCCCCAAGGCCCACGTCGGCAGGGGCGTGCGTATGGGAGGCGGGCGGAAACACTGACGGCTTGCCCGTCAGTTCGGCCCAGCTCGAGGCCGATGACAGTTCCGTCCACGCCGACAGGTCGGCGGCCAGCTTCCAGATTTTGCCAGTATCGACAACGAAAACTAGCATCCCGGCCTCTCGCCGGAGGGCCGGGATTGCGTCCCGGGCGGCGGTCGTCGCCACCGTCCGGTAGCCTCCCCGGCCGTAGGCCGCCTCGTGCGACGGGTATTCGTCCGTTGTGGAGAACGGCACGATGGGCGCGATGACGTTGGTGCCTGGTATGGCGGTCATGCGACCCCTATCGAAATACTCCCCGTGACGGGGTAGAGGGATCGGTAGATGCGGTAGTCTCTTGCTGCTTGGCCGTCAAACGTCATGGACCGCACCGTCAACTGCCACGCCGTCACTCGGAGTCCGTTGACCTCGAGGGCCGGCTCGCCAAAGCTGGACGGCAGGACGACGTAGACATACTGCGAGGCGGCCACCACAGTCCGCCGGAGAGCCCGCGACGATTGCAGTTCGGCCGTCAACTGGGATTTAATTTGCGGGTCTGTGATGGCCGCCTCGGCCGACGCGCCGACGCACACCACCAACAGCGTCGAGGCGGCGGCCGGTGTTTTTGTGGTTGCCATTGTGTGAATGCGCCGCACCTTTTGGGACCGGTCGGCCCATTGCCAACAGAACTGCGACCCCTCTGGGATCGAAACCTCGTAGACCTGGCTGGCACCGTTTTCCGTCAGCGTCACCTTGTCGCCGCGCTTCGGGTCCGCCGGCAGCTCGTCGCGGTGGATGAAGAAGTCTCTCGTCTCCGACCGGATCATTTGGCCGGCGGCATCCACGGCCTGCCATCGGCCGATCACCAGAGTTGCGTGACAGGTCCGCGACAGCAGGGAGCCGGTCGGCAGGTATTCCACGAACACGGAGAGATGATCGCGCCGCTTCTGCTCAAACCACGCTTCCCCGGCGGCGATCATGTCCTGCATCGAAATACTCCGTGGAGGCCGCCGCGGCCGGGCGGGTGGGTTACAACGCCCACGCCGCCCGGCCCGAATCAGCCGGCCCCGATCAACCCTTGTTGATGAGAACCTTGACCGTCGTGTCGCCGCTCGCGGCCGCCTCGGCGGCCTTGCCGGCCCGCTTGTTGCTGCTTGCGGTCGTCGTGATGTTGCCGTTCGTGGCATCCCAGTAGACGATCACGCCGGCACCGATGGCACCGCTGGCCTTCGGGAGGATGTAGCCGCCCTTGGTCGAGAGGGCACCCTTGACGTTGGCGGCAATCGACTGTTCGGCAACACAGAACAGGTCGCCAAGAACCACCACGTCGCCCACGGCCACCGCCGAGCTGGGCGTGTAATCGACCTTGCAGTCGCCTTGATAAGCAGAAGCAGTACCCACTGAAACACCTCGTAGTTGGAAGGGAAAGGTTTTGAATCGTCATGCCGGGGGCGGGTTTCGCCCGCCCCCGGCTACGGTTTGCACTCGTCAGGCCGCTAGGCTCAAGCGGTCGCCATGCGGTAGGCGGCGAGGCCCTCGGCCTTCGCCACGCCGAAATCCATGTACCCCCGCATCGCCACGCCGAGCAGGCTGTAGTCGGCCTGCACCTGCTCGATGGTCGGAACCTGCTGGCCGTTCAAGAAAACAACGTCCAGAGCAGGCAGGTCCATCGCATCGGCCATCAGCCACCACGTCGAGGACGAGGTGAGATAGGCACTCGTCACGACCCGGTAGCGGCCGTTCATCACGTTCGCGTTGGGGGCGGCCGTCGTGTTGCCGGAGATCAGCAACGCGCTGGTCATCAGCTCCGCGGCGGTCAGCTCGAGCTCTGGCGGAACGAGCAGCACCCGCGGCACGATGCCGAGGGGGTTGCCGTCCGGGTCCGTCAGCCGCCGCCATGCGGTCGATGCCGACTTGAGGCTCGACAGGGAGAGGGCATTGCCCGCCGCCGCCGTGGCCTTCTGGTAGTAGGTGGCGTTGGACGCCTCGAACTCGGCCCAGATGGCTTCGTTCAAGGAGAGAGCAGCACCACGACCGATCCGCTGCGGAATCTGCGACAGGGCGTTTGCATCATCGTTGATGATGTCCTGCCGGGTGAGGCTGGTCTGGATGCCCCACGTGTCGGCCGAAACCGAACGCTTGGAATCCGTACCCTGGGCCACCTTCAGCTCGCCCGCACCGCCAACCTTCTGGAACTTGTAGCTGCCGTTGAGGCGGAGCAGGTTGATGTTCTTGAAGTCCGACACGCTGCGAACCGCGGCGATCTGCTTCCACGAGTCCTCGACCGACGTGAAGCCGGCGAGCAGGAACTTGTTGACCAAGGCGGCCAGCAGGTTCGAAATCTCGTGGGTCGCGAACGCCGCTTGCAGCACCGGGCCGATGTTGCCGCTCGAAAGCCGGTCGCTGCCGGTGTAGCTGTTGGCCTTGGCGGCCTTGAGCAACACCTGGCCGACCGACACGTCGCGCTTCACCTTTTCCGCGGCCTCGAGGGTCCGGCCGTCGAAAACCTTCTCGACGTTGGGAAGCCCGGACTGCAAGCAGAGGGCGGCCTCCACCACCTTGCCGGAATCGACTTCCGGCTGCGAAACGTGGATGCCGACCCCGCCGCGGCTCATCCGCAGCTCGGCCAGCTCCATCCGCTTCGCGAGGGCCTCGCGGGCCTCCCGCTCGGCCTTGAGCTCGGCCTTGAGCGTCTCGGTCGCACCGGGGGAATGATCGTCCACCGCTGCGCCGTCGCCGCCCTTGGCGTTGACGATGTTGGTGATAGGTTCCACGGCACCGTTCGCCGCGGCTTCCACCTTGTCGGTGGGCGAGAGATTGGCGTCGTGCGCCATATCGGAATCCTCGGTCGCCTCGGCGGCGATTGCCGCGGACGTTTGGGCGTCCGCTCCCATCAACACAATCGAGGTTTCGCGAAGTGCGGAACCACGAACAACGGAGATAGGGCCGTTGAACTCACGGCCGTTGACGGTCACGGACTGCCCGGCCGCCACGTTTTCGATGCTGCTGGTATCCGCGCCGATGGACGCCTGGAACCGCATGCCCTTGCGGGCGAGGGCGATCACCTTCTGCGCCGTGTCGCCTTCACCGATCAGCTCGCCGGAGACGATGAGCTGCTGGCCGTCGTTGACGATCCTGGTGGACTGCCCGAGCACCGAGTCGATGCTGGCATCGTGTCCCCACAGAATCGGGATCGACTGCCGGCTGTTGTCCATGCCCGACAGGTCAACCACGAGAGGGTTGCGGGACCAAGACTGCCGGATGGACCGGCCGGTATACGCCACCAGTTCGAACGAGGGCGTGACGCCCGCGTCGTCGGCGGCCTTGATCGAGAACTCGGCGTCGATGGCACAGATGCGGCCGGGGGCGGTCGCCGTGCTCACGCGGCTGGCCTTGACGGTCGCGAGTCGGTTCTTCTGTTTCACTGGTTGGCTTCCTGGGGTTGAGGTGCCGGGGCCGCGGGCTCATCAAGGCCCAGTTCACGCATGAGCGTTTTCTCGGCGGCCCGCTGCCGGAGGATTTCCCGCCAATCGGCCCCGACCTTGCTGCACTCGTCGGCCAGCGTCGTCGTGTTGTTGAGCAACCTAATGGTCTGGGCGTCGGCTTCCTTGGTCGGATCGACGTGCTCCCATCCCTGCCAAATCCACCGCCAATTCCATTCAACGACCGGCGGCAGGCCGTCCGGCAGGAGGCCCTTGATGAGGGCCGCCTCGTCCAGCCAATCCACGAGCAGGGGGTCGAGGACGTTTCGCTCCAAATCCTCGCGAAGGCAATTCACGCTCTTGCGGTACACGAGGTAGTCGCCACGCATCGAGCTGTAGGACGCCTGCGATGAATCAAGGGCGGCCACGATAAACGGCATATTCAAGCAGCGGGCGATTTGATTGAGCAGTCGCTTTTCGAAATCGCTGTAGGTCGAAGTCGGATGCTCCGGCTTCATCTGCGTTGCGTCCCACCCATCGGGCAGGCTCATTGCCATGCCGCGAACAATCGGCATCGTGTCCCACGAAGGGACGGCGGCCGTGCCGGAGTCCCCGGCCGGGGCGTTGGTGTGAATGAGGGCCGCGAAGTCGGCGGCCGTCTCGGCGGCCTGGACCGTCGCCAGAGTGAACCGCCGGAGCATGGCGAACAGCTCGAGGGCCGGGACGATTTCGCCCACGCCACGGTGCTGGCCCGGCCGGACCTTGTTGGCCCAGTGCAGGATGCGGTCAGAGCTGACCCATTCGCCTACGTTGCTTGTCCACGTCAGCGAGCCGGGATGGTTCTGCAAGACGTGCCACTCGGCCACGTTGCCGGATTCGTCCAACTTGATGCCGTCGATTTGGCCCAGTTGGAGAATCCACTGCGGATTCGCCACCTGGTCGGCCTCGAGCAGTTCAATGTCGAGCTGAACGCCGTCGAGCTGGCGGTTGGTTTTCTTGCGTGCGAACACTTCGCCATCGACGGCACGAGCCCGTCGCATCACGCGGAGCTTGGCCGCTAGGTCAATGGCACGAGCCCACTCGTGGACGTTGTGCTCCACGCCGCGGACGTTGGTATCCTCCGGCTGGACGCCCGGGATGATGAGCTGCAGCCGGGGGCCGGTGCCGACCAAATCGGTCGAGAGCGTCGAGAGCATTCCGGCCAGATACGAATTGTTATCGGCCTCGTACCGTGCTCGAGCCCGCAGCGTCCGGCGGACCCCGGGATGCAGGGCCGCGTCGGCACTCCACCAATCGGACTGTGCCCAATGCCGCTGATTGTTTGGCGTCGTCTGTGCGGCGTCGTACCGGGCCTGCACTGCCGCAGGCTGAACGGATTTCCGCGAGAAGAAAGACGGCAGCTTCACGCTATTGGCACCCGTAGGGTGGATACCCGGGAAGCCCGGCCATGCCGGGGGGCGGGTATACGCTGGTGGTTGCCGGATCGGGAGCACCCGATGCGTTTGGCGATACGGTCTGCGCGAACCGTAGGGCAGCGAACGGAGAGCGATTGGTGACGGCCGCCATCTGGATGGCGAACTTCGCAGCGGCCACCTGCTGGTCTAGGTCGTGCTGCTCGACTTCACCGGCATCGGTGCGGGCGCGCTTGGGCTGCGCGAGATTCGCGGCGATTGCGGCCAGAATGTCGTCGGTCGCGGACATAGGTACTCCGTGCGAGGGCGTTGCCCTAGCATTAGTGTACCAATGTTCATTGCCTACAACGGCTTAGAGGAACTCGATCAACAGCATTTCCTCGACCTCGGCGTCCAAGTCGTCAAAGAAATCGGACTCGTCGCCGCTCCACATGACGCACCTCCGAAAGCCGGGTTGATGCCGCCATTTTATTTGGCGGCCCCCGGGAGCCGGCGGGCGGATGCCGCGCGGCCCGAGCGTCTGCTAGAGCGTGTCGGGCCTCGTGTCGAGCACTTCGAAGTGCCGCATGACCTCGCGAACGCGAGGCCCCTCGTAGATGAAGTCGAGAGCGTAGACGTGAATGACAAGGCCGGCGGCCAGCGGGATCGTCTCGCAGCCGTCGATCACCGGGCGGATGGCACCGTCGAGCGGCCCGCCGATGAACTCTAGGATTCGAACGTCGGCCGTCATGTGCCGCGGCCCCAAATGACATAGGCGGCCATGATGCCGCAGCCGATCCAAAACAGCGTGTGCATTTGGCGTTCGCTCACGTTCCCCTCGCCGTCAGGTACAGGCCCACGTTCGCGAAGCTGTACCCCAAGTACGCAATCGCCAGCCCGTACCGGCCGGCCGTCGCTAGGTCCAAGGCCACCACGAGATAGATCACGCCGGTAAAGGCAATTAGCCACGGGCTCATTTCGCCTCCACCCACTTCGCGGCCTCGAGCAACCACGCGGCCAGCTTGCGGAGCTGCTTGCCGTCGCCTTCGT